ATGGGGGAGTCGTGTTATGAGTGAAGGGTTGCTCAACTTGTTGGAAGCTAGCAATAAGTATGAAGTGCGTAAATTTATCTATATCAGTAGCTCAATGGTCTACGGCAACTTCACTGATGATGTTACTGAAGATTACGATTGCAAACCGCAAGGTCAATATGGTATATTGAAATTTGCAGGTGAGTGGTTAGTCAAAGATTATACACGTAGAACTAATCTTGTTCATACTATCATTCGTCCTAGTGCTGTCTACGGTGAACTAGATGTTGAAGACCGTGTGATTGCTAAGTTTATGCTGACAGCAATGCGCGGTGGTACATTGAATGTCAATGGTGCTAATGAAACATTAGACTTTACATATGTAGAAGATGCCGCAGATGGTATCGTTGGCGCCACATTAAGCGACAATACAGAGAACAAAACATACAACATCACTAAGTCACATAGCAGAACATTATTAGATGCCGCAAACTTAGCAGTGAAGTGTGCAGGTAAAGGTACAATCAATGTACGTGATAAAGATGCAGACTTCCCAAGTCGCGGTGCATTAAACATTGATGCCGCCCGTAGAGACTTTGGATATGATCCTAAGGTAGATGTAGAAGAAGGCTTTGAAAGATATTATGAGTGGCTTAGTAATTCCCCATTTTGGTCTAGCAAGACAGTATAAGAACATTGGTGCAGAGTTGCTAGATGCAACTCACCGTGCTCTCAAAGATGGTCAACTTGTGGGTGGTCACTATACCCGCTCGTTTGAAGAATGGCTTAAAAACCGAACACAAACTAAGTATGCTATCACGGTTCATTCAGGGACACAGGCATTAGAGATTATTGCAAGATATAAAAAGATTAAGCATAATGATACGATAAAGAACAATCCTAAGATTCGTATACCTAACTTAACATATCCTGCAACACTTAACGCATTCTTGACTGCTGGTTGGGATGTTGAACTGGGTGATACTGATAAGTATGGAATATTAAATCGTCAGGATAAAACATCAGGTAGCATGTACGATTGTGTTATGGGATTTGCAGGCCGCAGACCATGGCCAGAAGCAACATACAGGGATAGTTACGGTGTCATTGTTGACGGAGCACAACACTGGTTAGAGTGTAGTGGTAATGTGGGTAGTGGTATGTCAATAAGTTTTGATCCTACAAAGAATTTAAATTCTAGTGGTAACGGTGGTGCTATTGTTACTAATGATGAACAACTATATCTATACGCCGCAACATATAGAGACAACAATAAGCCTGCATTCCATGATGTAGGGACTAATAGTAAGATGAGTGAACAAGACTGTGCTCAGATACTTGTTAGAGCAAAGTATATAGATGAATGGCAAAAGCGTAGAAAAGAAATTTCTGATTTTTGGTGTGATAGATTCAGTGAACTACCGATCACTTGTTTGAACGATACTAAATTTCCACATGCAAATCAAAAGTTTGTCATGTATCTAGCAGACAGAAATTCATTACATACTCATATGATAGTGAATGGTATTGCTACAAAGATTCATTATGATTACGTATTGGGCGATCTTCCTACAGCAAAAGAATTAACAAAACCTGATATGCTAAGTACTAGTGTGATGTTAAGTAGAGGGGTAATCAGTCTTCCATTGTATCCTGAACTAACAGACAATGAAATTAATTATATTGCAGACAAAGTAGATGAGTGGTTCGGAGAATAAAACATTTTGCGTATTGCCTTGGGTTAATCTAACCACAGATCCTAGCGGCAAAATTAGACCGTGCTGTGTATCTAAAGACTTCATTAAGAAAGAAGATGGTACCGTCTATAATGCAGGATATGATTCTATAGAAGAAATCTATAACTCACCTGACTATGTAGAGATACGTAGGAAAATGCTAGCAGGTGAAGAAGTCTCAGGATGTACTCAATGTTATCAGCAAGAGAAGTATAACAATGAAAGCAACAGAACATTACATAATGATATCTGGCATAAAAATCCTCTTTACTTGCGTAAACGAATACAACGTACTAACATTACCCCTACTATAAATTACTTTGATTTAAGATTTGGTAACCTATGTAATCTAAATTGTAGAAGTTGTGGTCCTGAAAGCTCTAGTCAGTTTGCTAAAGAGTTGCACGAAATAGACCATCCTGAGATAAGCAAGTATCACTCAATGGAAATTATAGATACCAACAGCTGGTATAATACTGATGTGTTTATTAAAAATATACAGAAGCAATTACCAAACATTCAACAGTTGTATCTTACAGGCGGAGAGCCTACTATCATTGACAAAAACTATGAAATTTTGCAACTGTTAATAGACAAAGGCTTCAATAAGACTATTAGAATAGTGTTCAATTCTAACATGACGAATACTAATCCCAAATTTTTTAGTCTTATTAAGCAGTTTAATCATGTTACCTTCTACGCTAGTATTGATGGCTATGGTACTATGCAAGAGTATCTAAGATTTCCTAGTAAGTGGTCACAAATAGATAGTAACATACAGAAGATACTATCCATGACTAACGCAGTAATCAGGCCTACTCCTGTTATTCAGATAGCTAATTTGAGTAGAATAACAGAATTGTTTGAATACTTTGAAAATTTCAATCGCATTGCTGGTAAGACACTAATTGATATTAGGCCTATCATCTTAGAAAATCCTAGTAGACTTGATATGGTCAATCTACCGCTAGAATACAAAAAACAAGCTTGGGGTAAGATACAAGAATGGCTGAATACGTCATGTAAGTATCAGGGTTCGCTATTTCATAGTAAAATGAAGAGCCTTCAAGTTAGGTGTTTCACGGAAACAGAGTATACTAACGAATTAGCAGAATTCTATAACTATAACGACATTTTTGACAATCATAGAAATCATTATTTACGTGACATTAACCCTGAGTTAGATTCGTTAAGGGCTAAATAACTACATGTGGATATTAACTGTACTGCCGGAATGGGTCACTCACGCAATTTTTGCGATAGGTGTACTAGGAACTATAGCAGGGTTCATTTTGGGTTTTGTTCCTTTTGTTAGGGCTTATAAATTTGCTATACAAGTTATCAGTTTATTGATACTGACTCTTGGTGTTTATCTAGAGGGCGGCCTCGCAGACAGCAAAGAATGGGAACTTAGAGTTAAAGAGATGGAAGCTAAAGTAGCAAAAGCTGAAGCACAATCTGCAAACAAGAATGTAGAAATACAGGAAAAGATTGTTGAAAAGACTAAAGTAATCCGTGAAAAAGGTCGTGACATTATCAAGTATGTTGATAAATGGAATACAAAAGAAATAATTAAAGAAGTAGAAGGTCCTGAAAGAATTAGGAGAGAGGAAGTAATCAAGTACATTGAAAACTGCCCTGTACCTAAAGAGTTCATAGATTTACACAATCAGGCTGCTGAGTTGAATAAGGCTGCGGAGGCAAAGAAATGAAATATCTATTAATTTCATTATTGTTTATTGCAGGTTGCTCTACTACAGTTCCTGTCACTCAAAAGTTTCCTAATGCTACCCCTGAACTAATGAAGAAATGCGAAAGTCTTAAAAAAGTTGAAGGGGATACAGTAGCAATTACTGATATGTTAAAGGTAGTTGTTCACAATTATTCCCTATATTATGAGTGCTCAACTAAAGTAGACGGTTGGCAAGAGTGGTATAATGAACAGAAAAAGCTATATGAGAGTGCAAAGTAATAGCATATTATTGGTAGTAGCCTGTTTGTTAGCAGGCTGCGCCACTGCAAACGACTATCAGACATACGTTGAGACACAAAAGACATTAAACAAAGACTATACTATGGCTGAATTAGCTAGAATCTCAGCACTGACTGAGATAGTTAAAGGATCAGCCGATGCTAGTGTCAGACTTCAAGCAATCAGGGCATTGCAAGAGATCCAACGTCACAAAAAACCACTATATATTGACAGACCCAAGTCTTGGTTTGAAAGATAAATACTAGATAGATCAGGACATTCATAATGGCAACCCCAGAAATTATTAACATAGGCGCATTACCTAACGACGGTGAAGGTGACCCGCTACGTACGGCATTTCAAAAAATCAATAACAATTTTGCAGAAATATTTTCAACCGGTGCATTTACGTATCTTGGTATGACTACTGGAAATACAGTTAATCAAGTTATTTTTGAGACTGACGCAAACATATTCACTCAGGGTGTCTTCCAAATAAATTCATACGTACCGAATACAGCAAACAGTCAAAATATCACAATCAATGCGGCAATTAATAACGGTGCAAATAATGTAAAGTTTACTGCATTTGCAACCACAGTGTTTGGTAACTACCTAGTATCTAATTATAATATGGATTTGACAGGTGGAAATGTAAGAATACTTGTCAATCCCAATGCAAATGCCACAATAGAACATTTTGTATCAGCACAAATTACTTTTAATGAAGTAGTACTTGGAATGCCTCTAGGCATTGAAGGGTTCTCCGGTGATGTATTGGGTACTGAAAATAGTATAATATTGACAACTGAGCAGCCTGCGTAATGAGAGCGAAAGAATTTATTGCCGAGCAACACGGGTCATTAACGAATAATGTTTCACGTGCCCTGCCAGGAACGTATACAATACCCGGGTTGCCAAATAGCGATTTTTACAAACAATATCGCTTTGGTGTTGCAATGGCATCTGCTCGTGGACAAATTGAGAGACAGCAAGATAGTATCAGCCCACAAGATTTTGAAGGCGACACCCCATGGGGTGAGAACATGATTGTTTCATCATACATGGATCCAAATATTGAAGCTGACATTGACTATGCAATGAGAGAAGTCGGGGTAACTGGTAAGAAATTAATTAGTACTCCTGGCAGTGACGAAGCAGTTGATGTAGTTAAGAATAGCCCGGTTAAGGCCTTCAAAGGATACAAACGCAAATGAGAGCAAATGAATTTGTATCCGAATCTAAGGTTGGTAAAATATCCAAACGTCAGCAACAATCTACCCGCGGGTTAAATATTTTTTCAAAGAAAATAGATAGCTATGATAGAAACTATGATTTAAATCGTTTAATGATGGCTGTCGCAAGTAGTGATGGTATAAATCCAATTGAAATGCCTGCAGAAAGTTGGGTAGGTAAACACAATACTACGCACCCCTACACTAAAGAAGAACAGGATATGCTTAAATTAGCATATAAAGCTGCCGGTTTAGCATATATAGATTTAAATAAAGGTGATATGGATAGCGAAGAACTATCTGATACAAATGCTAAAAGCATAGTCAAACCCTTTAAGGGCTATAAGAGAAAATAATTTCTCAGCAGTCAGTTTTGAGAATAAGTAATTATATCAAATTACAGGATTCTCAATGATTGATATCAATAACACACTAGACCTAGTCAAACTCAAATTTTACAACGAATGGTTGTATACCGCTCATATCTACGATGAGGGTGATAGTCCAATGCATGAGCATATGACTAAAGAAGTTGTCAAAACATATATTGACCCACTAAATATTCCCAAGAATGCAAAGATATTAGATTTAGGTTGCGGTCCTGGATACTTCCTAGACGAAATGAAGTCACGAGGCTATACTGATTTAACCGGTGTAACATTGAGCCCGGGTGACGTTGATATTTGCGAAAAGAAAGGTCATACTATTAAGAAATATGACTTGACATTCTTGCCGCAAGATAAGGGATACCATGACGAGTCTACAGATTTTATCTTCTTGCGCCATGCACTAGAACACAGTCCATATCCTATCTTTAGTTTGATGGAATACAATCGTATACTAAAACAGCACGGTAAAATATACATTGAAGTGCCGGCTCCTGACTGTGACCGTAAACACGAGTTTAACTTAAACCACTATAGTATTTTGGGACAAAATCAATTGGCTGCTCTACTACAAAGAACAGGATTTGATATAGACAAGTTTAATGTGTTAGAATTTGATATTGGTATGCCAAATCAAGAAACCGGTGAACAAACTACAATGAGAGAAAAATACTACTGTATCGTTGCTACAAAACAACGCCCATTAGATATAAAATAAGTCAATGTCTGCGATATCTGTAGAACATTTCAAAAAAGCAAAATACTTATACGTAGTTTACCCCGGGGCAACCGGGGGTAACCATGTGTGTAATATGATAAGCATATGTGAGGGGTTTGGTCCTAGAGTAAAGAAGTTAAACTATAAAGAATGGATGCTCAAAAAATACAAAAGAGTAGATTACAAACTTAAACCTCCTAAGTTTGTAAATGCACACGTGGATGATAACATCCACCATGTTGATAGACTGTATGAATATATTGACAAAGATTATCTCTTGAATGCAAATGAAAAGATAATAGTACAGGGTCACCTCTTCAACTTTTGGTCCGCAATAAAAATGGGTGTTTTAAAAGAATTAGGGAATGATTACGTGGGTATTGTATTAGATTACCCTTCAGAAGGGTCTATGGCTCATGATAGGATTAAGGTGTATGGTTATGAGAGTATTCATCGTGATTATACTTTTCCATTAGTACTAGAATACCTTGAATATAACGTAACTATTTCAGAAGACAATGGATTTCACATTGATACTAGCAAACTGTTTACCGAGGATGGTAGTCAATATTTGCGTGAGTTACTACGTGATACCTTTGAGTTAGAACTGCCCCCTGAAGCAGATGAAATGCATAAAATGTGGTTTACATGGATGAAACATGTAGTCAACCCACTAGTGGTTGAGTTCTGGAAGAATCAATAAATACTAATATGTTTGACGCATTCAACCAAGCTAAACTACAAAACGGCTATCAGTCAATGAGAGAGTATAAACCTGTTCCCGAGAAAGATATGACATTAGATGAGTTAAAGCGTTTGAGTGGCTCAGGTAAGATCACAGGTGAAACAACTCACCCTATTGATACTCAGCTTCAAGCTAAAAAAGCACAGTATATCAAAGATAATAATCTTAGACCAGGCGATCCTGAATGGATGCGAGTGATGTTTGCTAAACCGCATCTCACAGGTGAGAACCCGTTTTCTAAATAGTAGTATTCTATCTACTAAATAAGTGTATGAGTAAGCCATTAAGCAACGGTCCTTCCTTAGTGAAGGACCCGTATAAAAAGACACAATTTAAAACAGATAAAGAATTACAAGACTTTGTTAAGTGTTGCGATCCAAACACAGGTTATCTATACTTCATGGATAACTTTTTCTACATACAACACCCCACAAGAGGTAGTATGTTATATCATCCGTGGGAATATCAAGAACGATTAATTGATACTTACCATAGATATCGCTTTTCTATCTCATTGATGCCTCGTCAGTCAGGTAAGTCAACATCAGCCGCAGGATACTTACTATGGTATGCAATGTTTGTACCTGATAGCACAATTCTTATTGCGGCGCACAAATATACAGGTGCTCAGGAGATTATGCAACGCATACGATATGCATATGAGAACTGTCCCGATCACATCAAAGCCGGTGTTACGACATATAACAAAGGTTCATTAGACTTTGAGAACGGTAGTCGTATTGTTAGTGCCACTACAACTGAAAATACAGGTCGTGGTATGTCTATTTCACTATTGTATCTTGATGAGTTTGCATTCGTGCGACCTAGCATTGCTACAGAATTCTGGACTGCTATTACTCCTACACTATCAACTGGTGGTAAAGCGATTATCACTAGTACTCCTAATAGTGATGAAGACCAGTTTGCTTTGATCTGGAAGGGTGCTAACAAAACAGAAGATGAGTACGGCAACAAGACAGCATTAGGTGTGAACGGTTTCCGCTCGTACCGTGCTTATTGGAACGAACAGCCCGGACGTGATGAGCAATGGGCTAAAGAAATGAGGGCTCAGTTGGGTGATGATCGTTTCAACCGAGAGATTGGTTGTGAGTTCATTATCGCTGACGAAACTCTTATAAATCCAAACACATTGATTATGATGGAAGGCACAGAGCCTGTTAGTCGTATGGGACAAGTTCGGTGGTATAAAAAGCCTGAGAAAGGCAATATATATGCTGTTGCATTAGATCCAAGTTTAGGTACAGGTGGCGATCCAGCCGCCATACAAATCTTTGAAGCTAACACTACAACTCAAGTAGGTGAATGGAAGCACAACAAGACAGATATTCCTACACAGATTAAATTGATTGCACAAGTTAACAAATACATTGTTGAATGTACAAATGAACCCAACAGCTTATACTACTCCATAGAGAATAACAGTATCGGTGAGGCAGCTATTGTTTCACTAAACGAATACGGTGAGAGTAATATTCCTGGTATCTTTTTGAGCGAGGCCGGAAAGAATCGTAAAGGATTTAATACTACTAACAAGAGCAAACTAGCAGCCTGCGCCAAGTTTAAGACATTGGTTGAGAGTAAAAAGATGACTATTAATAGCTTTGGACTAATATCAGAGTTAAAAGCATTCGTTGCTCACGGTGGAAGTTATGCGGCAAAGATAGGGGATACTGACGACTTGATTATGGCCAGCTTGCTTATAGTGCGTATTTTGACTGTTTTGAGCGACTATCACTATAACTTAGAGAGTCACATTAGAGACCACGAAGAATACATAGCTCCGCTACCATTCTTTGCAGTATTGAATTAACTCAGAGAGATAAATACTCTATGTCAATCAATTCTGAAGCCCTACAACGAAAATTATACGATCTTTTAGACAATAAAGGTTACAATCCAAAACCAATGGATGCTACAGGTAAAATCACACCTGTTCCTGAAGAAGCCGCAGTCATAAGATTTGATTTTATCAAAGATGGCGAAAATTACGGTAAAGTTTGGATTTCTATTGACGGATCTAAAAAGTTAAAGATTTACTACGGAGATAATGTTTCTGATAGTCCCAGCGACAATACATCAGGCACACCATATTCTGACAGTTGGACAGGATTAATCAGTCATCTTAAGAATTGGGCACAACGTAGACAACTGAGTTTTGAATTGAGAAACGAAAATCATTTAGAAGCCGATATGGCACAAAGGGAACATATGGACAAGAAAGAAAGAGTATCAGAAGGTTATTACCCAATGGGTAAGAGTGCTAGTTATAGCGATGCAGTTCCTTCAGTGAAGATTGTTATAGAACATTCACGTAAGATTGAAGAAGGTGAACAACGTTATCGCAACATCAATCGTATTTTCGTAGAGAATGCAAATGGTGAGCGTTTCTTATTGAATACTACAAAGCCTGGCATTGCACGTGTATATGCTCGTCACATTGCTGAAGGTGGTACACCTTATGATGACCGTGGTCAACACATTAAAGGTATAGTTGAAGAATATTCAAAGATGGCAGGGTTTGTTCGTGCTACTCGTAATGGCCAATTTAATGAATCTAGTCAAAGATTAATTACTGAAGGTGTAAACCATTACAATTCATTGCGTGAAACATTATCACGTATGTCTGGTAAGCGTGGATACGAAGCATACTTTGAATCATGGACTCCATCATTGATGGAAGATGAAAGTGATATGACTGCGGTTAATGAATTGTTTGTACAAGAGACCGTTGATCCTCGTATTGAGTCTGCAATGCCAATCTTAGCAAAACTTTCTAAGAACATTAGCGAAATGACTGAAGTTACAGAACTAGCTGAGTGGGCTGATAGCTTGTTAGAAGGCGGAGACGGCGGCGAAGCCAGTGAAGAAACAGACGGCGACACTGACGGTGATGCAGGTGAAGGTGGTGCAGAAGATGTTGATGACGACATTACTGAATCTACTGGTGATGAAACACTGGCTCACAATGAACGTACTGTTAAAGGTAACTTGAGCGCATTTGACTTAGAAGAAGGTGATGGCGGACAAGAAGCATTAAACCCACAAGGTATTCCTGAAGGAATGCTAGATGGTTCTGATGATGTTGATAGTCCTGTTGCTAGTGCTATTCTACGTAGAATTTTAATGCAACGTTTAGATTTGTTATCTAAGTATGGTCCAGAGAAAGTCTCTAACGCAATCGGTGATGTTGCTGATTTTGTAGGTGACGTTGACGAAATTGGTTCAAGCGATGTAAGTGGTTGGATCAAACAAGTTGAAATGGGTCTAGGTGGTATTGATGAAGGTATCATAGACAAGATTAAAGACGTTGGTCAAAAAGCATTAGACACATTAGGTCACGGCAGTGACGAAGACTTGTTAAGAGACTTGAAGAAACGTGCTGGTGTTCGTAACCCAGAAAACGGTAAACCAAGCATGGCTCACAGTGACGTTGAGAAGGTTGACGAGGAATTAGATGCTGACCAGAAACGTGCAGGTCAATGGGGTCCAACTGGTGGTCCTGCAAAGATCGGTAATCTAGTTGGTGAAAACTTTATCAACACTGATGACCAAGCTGTTGTTACTGAAGTAGATACCGGTGAATACGATGCTCGTAAATCAAGTTCCAAAGGAGAAACTACTCCTGAACAGGAAAAGGATTTCCGTAAGAAAGTACAAGCATACGGTAAAGAACTAGACCAAAGACAAAAAGAAAAAGAAAAAGTCAAAGAAGGTCATGATGACTTGGCTGCTATGCTAAGAATCATTAACAGATAAAGGGTAAATAAACCTCACTTAAAAGGTGAGGTTTACCACATCTGGCATAAATACTATTGACATGAGTGAAAGCATTTGCTATACTTACACTTGTGTTAGTCACTAATAGGTAGTGACGAATATTAAACGAGACCATCTCAATTTTATAAGGAAAAATATCATGGCATCATTAGCAGAAATTCGTGCTCGTATCGCGGCACAGGAAAACAAGTCAACCGGTAATACACCGAAACAATCAGACAATTCAATCTACCCTCACTGGAACATGGACGAAGGCACTACAGCCTCACTACGTCTATTGCCAGACGCAGATAGTAAGAACCCTTACTTCTGGGTTGAACGTCAAATCATCAAGCTTCCATTCAATGGTATCAAAGGTGACCCTAACGCAAAGCGTGTTGAGGTTCAAGTACCTTGTGTAGAAATGTATGATCCAAAAGCACAGTGCCCAATCTTGACTGAGGTTCGTCCTTGGTACAAAGATGAAACACTGAAAGAACTAGCAAACAAATACTGGAAGAAGCGTAGTTACTTGTTCCAAGGTTTTGTTCGTCAAAACCCCATCGGTGACGATGGTACACCTGCGAATCCTATTCGCAGATTCATTATCAGTCCGCAAATTTTCACAATCATCAAAGCAAGTTTGATGGATCCTGAAATGGAAGAATTGCCAACTGACTATCAACGTGGTCTTGATTTGAATATCAAGAAAACAAGTAAAGGTGGTTACGCAGATTACTCAACTAGTAACTGGGCACGTAAAGAGTCTCCGTTGACAGAAGCAGAGCAAACAGCAATTGAATCACATGGTTTGTATAACCTTGCTGACTTCTTACCAAAGCGTCCCGGCGAAGCAGAATTGCGTATCATCAAAGAAATGTTTGACGCATCAGTTGATGGTCAACCCTACGACACTGAGCGTTGGGGCGCATACTACAGACCATGGGGTGTTGATGCACCTGCAGGCGCAACAGCGGCTAAACCTACTGCTACTACTGAAACTAGAGCACCCGCGACAGCACCCGTAGCAGAAGCTTCTACTGCACCTTGGGAAGATGAACCTGCACAAGCTACTCAACCAGTTACGCTACCTACATCAACTCCATCAAGCGACAAAGCACAAGACATCCTAGCGATGATTCGTGCTAGACAAGCGAAGTAATTAAAGGGGCTTCGGCCCCTTTAATAATAAGGAGAATAATATGACACTACCAGACGAACGTTACCGTGCCCTGAAGCAAGGTAAAAAACTGTTGGAAGAATTATGCGACCCGGGTAAAACTCCCAGGGTACCTGCATTGGTCAGAGACAGAGCAAGAGGTGTATTGAGACATTATCCTAGCGAATACGAATTAGAACGTATTGCCGATAACTCTCCAGAATACCTTGACAAAGTATCGTTCTCTGATAGAATGTACACAAATGCTATACAAAAATAATAGGAGAATAAATTGGCTAAACCATTTGACGTAAGTAAATTTAGAAAGTCTATCACTAAGTCTATTGAAGGATTGAGTATCGGCTTTAACGATCCTACTGATTGGATCTCAACCGGCAACTATGCACTAAACTATCTTATCAGCGGAGACTTTAACAAAGGCGTACCACTAGGTAAGGTTACTGTATTTGCAGGTGAATCAGGCTCGGGTAAGAGTTTCATCTGTTCAGGTAACTTAGTGCGTCATGCACAAGAGCAAGGCATTTACGTTGTCTTGATTGATAG